ATGAGATTTTCGGCCTACAGAACACATGCTCTGATTAATATGGTAAAATATTCTGTAAATATAATGGGAGCTATGGCGCTTATCGAAATGAAGGGGGATAGTCACTTGAAATTTCATGAAAAAATTATGGGGATAATTGAGGATAGAGATGATTTAACGTTAAGTAGTGTAGCCCTAAAAATAGGGGTATCTAAACAATATATGTCTAAATTTAAAAAAAGAGGTACAATCGGATTCTGTCAATTAGTAAAATTATCACATATACTAAACGATAAAAATAAAACTTCTGAAGAAACGATGGTTGAATGGTGTTTAGAGTTAGATGCAACTGAAGCGATAAAGCAGAGTTTTGAATATGCATGCGTAACAAGAAACGTAGATCTATTACATAAACTACTTATAAAACATAAAAGTGAAGCAGGAACAGTTGGTGAATATGTATCTGTGTATGGAATTTTATATAAATATATAATTGGTGAGATTCATGGCACAGAGATTATGGATGAACTAAAAAAAATTGGACAACCCAAAGATAAGGTATTAAATGTTCTTGTGGATATAATGAAATGCTATAATTATTTCCACTTAAAGAAATACAATTTAATGTTAGAACTAATTCAGGAAATCGAACAGCAAGTTAAGACAATAGATAGTGACAGAAAATCTTATATTAAAGAGTGTTATATTTACAGAGTAGCAGAGATATTCGCGCCTGTGTATTTACATTACAATCATCTGGATTTAGCTAGACAATTCGCTAATGTAATAATTGATGCTAATATTAGCAAAAAGACAATTTCTGATGCTTTATATATATTAGGAATGTCATATTTAGGAGAAGACAAAGAAAAGAGTCTGAAATACTTTGAAGACAGTTATTCTTTATTTCAACAAGTTGGTGATAAAACTTATGAAAAAGAGGTGCGTTACAACTTAGATTTTGCTAAGATATATTTAGGTGAAATATTACCTGAAGATTCAGATGTCTTATTGAAACAATTTCAAATGTTCCCAGAACCTTCTTCATTGCAATTACTTCAAGAATCCCTGTACGATGGTGCAGAAGAGGATTTTCTTGTATATTTTAAAGGGGTTTTTTCTACATCACCATACGGAATATACGAATGCTTTCAGAAATTCCTTTTACAATCAAATTATTTTTTTACAAGTTTGGTTGCAAAAGAGATCCTCAAAAGAGGAGATAATTCAAAACTAATCAAGTCAATGGTGGGTTTTAAAGGGAATATAGGAGAGGGAGCGTTTGCTGATGAAAAAACTAATTGCTACAATCTTAGTTGCATTAACAGTATTCACTGTATCGAGCGGATTTACAAAACAGACACAAGACAACTTCAACAAAAATGAGCAAATATCATATATGCAGGAAACCATAAAACCTGGTGGTTGATAAAAAAAGGATTGAGAACATCTCAGTCCTATTTTTTATGCAGTAAACTAAAATTAAAAACCGAAAAATAATATACTTTTCTGAAATTTCCCTGGAGGAAAGGTTATAATTGGATTATAGCAGTTGAGGGGGAATAGAAATGAAAAAAGAAAGTATAGTAAAGTCATTTTTAAAATGTGTAAATTCATGTTCAAATAGTGAATTTGAGTTTAACCAATTTATTGAAACAGTATTTAATATTGAACAAAAAATAAAAAAATAGCGATGAGTAACACTGCATCACTATTTTGAAGTACTTTTTAATTTTTCTAGACTTTCCATCATTGTTAGCATGTTTTGTAAGACAATTTCTTGATGTTCCTCAGGTAGTTGTTCTAAACGGTTTTTTATGCTCAAGTACTTTTGATTCATATCCGCATCTAATTCACGAGAGTCAGATCGTCCTAAGAGATAATCAACAGGTACACCAAGAAAATCAGCTGCACGTTCAACAGTTTCTCTAGATGCAGGTTTAAATCCAGTTTCAAACTTAGAAACGCTACCTGCAGTAACACCGATAGCTTGTCCAAGATCATGTTGTGTTAAATTCCGTTCTTTTCGTAATTGACGTAACCGATCTTTAAATTCCACAATAATCACCTCATAAGTGGTTTGTTAGGATTATTATAATATTTCCTAAAGGGAAAATCAATCCGAGCTAATTCTAAGAATAATATAAAATATGAGTAAAAATATATCTTGAATTTTCCCTAAGGGAATGTTAAGGTGATTTACAAAGATACAGAAAGGAGTTACCGCATGAAAGTGATTAAAGACGAGACAAAATTAAAAGCAGCATTCAAAAAATCTGGGTATAAGTATCAAGAGTTAGCTGACGAATTAGAAATATCCTGCAGCTACTGTTACAAGCTAATTAACAATCATAATTACAAAAAGAAAATATCGTATAACTTAGCATCCAGAATGGCGCATGTATTAAATGCAAGTGTAGTTGATTTGTTTGAAGAGCAAGTCGATTTTTTTTAATAACAATATTCCCTGAGGGAACACGAGGGTGAATGAGCCATGTCAGAAATTAATTACAAGGGGTTTATCATCAAGGAAACTTACGGTGAAAAAAATATCGAAGAAGTATTCAAAGAAGCATATGAGTCATTTTATGGGGTTGAAGTTAAGGTCGTTAAAAAGGGAATAGATGTTAAACGAAACAGTGCAGCCAGCTAATGTTTAAGCTTCATTGAGAATGTTCAATGAAGTTGTTTGTAAAATGGACAAGCCTGAAAGGAGAGTAATGAATGAAAAACGGAAAAAGATTGACTAAGCGTGAAAAAATGCATCTTAAATCATACAGCTTAAATCCTGATAATTGGTTGGTTTTCAAGAAAGTGGATGGAGAAATGCATTTAGTCCATCGCTATACAAATACAAAACGAACAATTCCAAGTTTATAAGTTTAGGAGGGAACAAGATGGATCAATTAACTGTGTTAAATGAAGAGTTAACATTATCAAGTTTAGAAGTTGCTGAAATGATTGGGAAACGACATTCGGATTTATTAAGGGATATTAGAACCTATGTAACACATTTAACTGCAGCAACGGAAGAAAGAGGAGTGAGCAAAATTGCATCGTCCGATTTCTTTGTAGAATCCACTTATAAAAATGCACAAAACAAATTGCAACCATGCTATCGAATAACTAAAAAAGGGTGTGAATTAATAGCTCATAAAATGACGGGGCAAAAAGGTGTTTTATTCTCCGCATCATACATAGAAAGATTTCATCAAATGGAGAAACAAATTATAAAGCAACCAGAAGTTCCGACAGATCCGTTTGGTCAAATTCAACTTATTGCTACTGGAACAATCGAATTAAATAGTCGTGTTACATCATTAGAAAATTTGGTGCAAGAACAATGGACAATTGATTATGGGCAGCAACGAGTAATACAAAAAGAAAAATCAAAAAGGATTTATGGTCTTTGGGAAAACGGAAGTATTAATAAAGAGGTTCATGATTCAACAAGTAAACTGTTTAGACTACTCGGTAAGAATCTTAAAGATGCTTTTAATGTAAATAGTTATCGAGACATTTTGAAGAAGGATTACGAAGAAGCATTAAGTTTTATTAGAGGATGGAGACCAATGGTTTAAGTGTATTTGATTAGGGAATGTAATTTCGAAAATAAAAAAGGTTGGTGAGTGTAATGAGTAAATTGCAGGTGATTGATGGGATTAAAAAAGCAGAACCAGATTATATAGATATATACCATAGAATGTTAGAAAAGAATGTACGTAAGCTAAAGCAGCAGAAAAAAGGTCAAGGAATATGGAGTGAAGATTTATATAAAAAAATAATTTTTAATGGTGTGAGATTTATTCGCTATACCGAAAGTGATTCTCTGGCCTATGACTACTTATCAAATAAGTTCCTGCTAATTGGTTACTTGCAAGGATTAATGAAAAAGTTAACTCCAAGAGGATTTATGAATATTTTTCCAGTTATCAAAGACTATGACGGGAATAAATACGAAATGAAAGATTACTTTTTTACTATGAATTCTGCTAAAGAAATCGGGATGGATACGCCTATAGGGGAGAACATTTTAGAGTTTCTCTATGATTATACAAATTGGGATATAACATGTTTTACGTTGAGTTCAATCAATATCATGAGTAGGCTCAGACAAATTGAGGGAAAGAAGTCTTTGGCAGAAGAGTTTTTTGATGATGCTGGGATGGATACCTATACTATGTATACTAATCATCAAGATAAGCAACAGGTAACTAATAATCGTACCGGTAAAATTCAAGAAGTTCAGAAACCTAGACCAAGATATTTAAAGCCAGTTCAATGATTAATATTACGAAAGTTTATAGACAAAAAAGTAACTTGCGCCAACAAGTTACTAAATAAAAATACTTATAAAAATATACTTATTAGAAATATAACATACATGTTCGATGTATGGAAAGGGTGTTATTATGGCTCTTTTTAGAAAAGTACACACAGAATTTTGGACGGATGTAAAAGTATCAGAAGATATGACGCCAGAAGATAAATTGTTTATGGTGTACCTTTTGACTAATCCTCATACAACTCAATTGGGTGTATATGAAATCACACCTAAGATGATAGCTTTTGAAATTGGACTATCAATAGAGTCGGCTAGAGCACTATTGGAACGTTTTGAAAGCCACCATAAATTAATCAAATATAACAAAATGACAAGAGAAATAGCTATAAAAAATTGGGGCAAATACAACCTGAATAGAGGCGGGAAACCAATTGAAGATTGTCTTAAAAGAGAAATTGATAAAGTGAAAGATTTGTCTCTAATAAAATTCATTTTAGAACATACAGATCACACAGTTTTAAAAAAGAAAATCAATCTTTATGCGGGTTTTGACGATACGTCCCACGATACGTTAGCGATACGTGACCAAGAAGAAGAAAAAGAAGAACAAGAAGAACAAAAAGAAGAAGAAAAAGAAAAAGAACCAGAAGAAGAAAAAGAACCAGAAAAAGAAAAAACAAAATCCAAAGCGTCTTTAAAGTCAGACGCAAAGTTCAATCCGATACCGTATAAAGATATATTGGATTACTTGAATGAAAAAGCAAATAAAAATTTCAATCCTAAAGCAGAAGGACATAGAAAGTTAATTCGCGCTAGATGGAATGAGGGGTATAAACTAGAGGACTTTAAAAAAGTCATCGATAACAAAACCTCACAATGGCTTGGTAAGAAAAGCTTTGATGGGAAACCACTAGATCAATTTTTGAGACCAAGTACGTTATTTTCACAAAAACATTTTGACAACTACTTAAATGAAACGGTCAACATGTCCAATCAACAACATGGGGATCAAATTATTATACCGGGATTTAGGGGGAAAATGCCGTTTTAGAAAGGAGTACTAAATGTGAAGAGGATACAAGATTCTTTTGAAAAACTCACTAATTTGAAATTTGCAGATGAACACTGCGATAAGCACACCTTTAATAAACATGGAAAAGAAGTTGTTAAATTAGTTAGGAAAATGATTGATGATGCAGGAACAGTATATTGTCCCCGCTGCATGGTTGAAGAGCAAAATTCGGTTTTATTTCAACAAGCAAATAATCATTATAAAAAGATTAATAGAGAACGGAAGAAAAATGTACTCTTTCAACACAGCATTATAGAAAACCAATCCATTACAGAATCAAGATTGTCTACATACAAAACGGATTGTCAAGAAACGAAAGAAAACAAAGAAAAAGCTATGAAGATTCTTGAACGTATAAAAAACGGTGAGTTTTTAAATGTATACATTGCAGGGATTCAAGGGGTAGGAAAAAGCCATTTAGCGTATGCGATGCTATATGAATTGGTTAAACACTATTGGGGAATATCAGACGGTGAAAAATTAAATGACGAACATGCTTTTAAAAAAATGAAAAGCTGCTTATTTGTAGAGATCGAAAAGCTAATTAGATTAATACAGCACTCATTTAGAAATGTAGAGTCAAAATACACAATGGATTATTGTATCAGTTTAATGGTAGATGTGGATTTCCTTGTAATCGATGATTTAGGGGCTGAAAGTGGTTCGATGAATCGAAACGGAGAAGCAAGCGATTTTGTTCATAAGATACTTTATGGTGTTACAAATGGACGGCAAGGAGCAAATAAAACAACAATTACAACTTCAAATCTGTCAAGCGCTCAATTATTTCAAAAATACGATCCGAAACTAGCAAGTAGATTGTTAAACGGTGTATCAAAAGATGAAACGATTGTTTTTAAAACAACCACTGACAAACGAATTGTGAATTTAGATATTGGATTCTAATAAAAGGGGTGCGGAGAAATGAAAGAAGTAAAGGGTCAAAACAATGAATTGATGGAAAAGTTCGACGTATTGTTAAGGCAATTACTAATTAAATATAAAACAGATGAAAGGGTAAAAAACTTTGTGGATGAGTTGATTGAAATACTAAGTGATAATAAGCTGCACTCTGGCATTGATTTTAAAACAGCATTAAATAAGTTAAAAGAAAAACACTTTCCTAACTTTGAAAAAGGTGAGAGCAAAAATGGGTAAAGAAAAGGGACAAGCTAAGGAAGTAGTTAATGTTCGTGGAATGTCAGATGATGAGTTTATAGAGAAATATGGAAGGCTTGTACATCATTGCGTATGGAAAAGATATGCGAAAAAAAAGGCCAGTATAGAGCGTGATACCGGTTTAGATATTGAGGATTTAACACAATTCGGAATGATCGGTTTGATAAAGGCGCGAGATAATTTTGACCTTAAATTTGGATGTGCGTTTTCAACGTATGCTGTTCCGAAAATTATTGGGGAAATAGGAAGGGCAATTCGGGATAACCAAAAAATAAAAGTTCAAAGAACCGTATATGGTGTAAAAGGAAAGATTTTAAATCAACAATTAACAGATAAAGAACCAGAAGAAATAGCAGACATTTTGGATGAGCCAGTAGCTTTAGTAAAGACGGCTTTGGAGTATCAACCAAGCACAGATTCACTCAATAAGGTTGTATATGCATCTGGAGCTAATGAAGAACTGACATTAGAAAAAATGATAGAAGATACTAAAACGGAAGACATTGAAGAAACAACCATTAATCGAGCTGTAATAAGAGAATTTAAAGCTGCCTTGCCTCCTAAAGAATATATCGTTTTAGATATGCGTTTACAAAATATGACGCAACAAAACATTGCAAATCAAATGGGATACAGTCAGGTACAAATTAGCCGTATATTAGCAAAGATTAATCAAAGGGCTGCTCAATTCGGTAAAGAAGGAGGGCTTCAAGATTGAGTGTTACAAAAGGCGTTTGTATTGCTGTAGATCAATCAGATTTGCTAAAGGAGAAAGTAGAGTACTTTTTATTTCCGGCTAAACCGAATCATTATTATGTAAGCAGATTTAATCGTAAAGGGGCACATTTTGGTTGCTATCAAGCTGAAAGATTTCAAATCACGGAAAAGGAAGTATGGACACCAGAACCTGAACCGAATCTGCCAGAGTTAAATACAAGTTTATTCTATAGAGCTCAGTTGATTTGGCGAAAAAAGGGATATAAAGATAAACCACTTAAAGATTACATCGTACAGCCGAGGGGAAAACATTGCTACTTTTGGCATGATCGGGAGCGCAAGAAATTTTGTGGTTGTTTTCCGCTGCATTGGTTTACCGATTTTGTACCAGTTCAAAGTCACAATATAGAAGAAAAAACTAAAGAAGAGGTTAAGTTATTACAACGGCCAGATGGACAACTTGCATTTTTTTAACGAAAGAAAGTGAATAGGCGTTTCACCCAGTCATCGATTAAAAAAGGAGTGTTCTTAATGGATATTAAAAAGTTGTTTGCAATGCAGAACGTTTTGGATAAAAGAGTTTTAGAGTCAAAAAATCTTTCTAGAGAAGAAGTATTTGAATTTAGAATACTAGCGTTTTTAGATGAATTAGGCGAATGCATGAAGGAATGGCGAGTATTTAAGTTTTGGAGCAATGATCGTAAACCGAGAACTAGCATACCTACAGGGGAAATCAAAGTATTAGATGATGGTTGTAAAGTAGAAGTTTATAAAAATCCACTTTTAGAAGAATACGTTGATGGATTACACTTTGCAATTGGACTATGTATAGATTTGAAAACGGAAATCAACTTTCCTGCTTCTATGCGTTGTGAGTCAGTTACAGAGCAGTTTTTCGAATTGTATCATCTAGCAATACGATTAAAAGAAGAACCAACAGCATTTAGGACGGATGTCCTATTAGCCCATTATCTTGGCTTAGGGGAAATGTTGGGCTTTTCGCTAGAAGAAATTGAATATGAATACATTGAGAAAAACAAGGTTAATCATGAACGTCAGAGTAACGGATACTAATAAAATTAGATACTGGATGCATAAAATTTTGATATCTGATGTATATGGAAGTGTATAAAGTGCCCTTAAAAAAATCTAAAGAGGCTTTTAATTGAAATAAGGAAGATGGTGGTTACAGCTATTAAAAAGAAAACTAAATAAAAAAGCAGTTAGAAAAACCTAACTGCAACATTGCAATTATAAAAGCCTCTTATTTTCTATCTGTATTTTGAGTGACTCATAATTTAAAGAAGTTCTAATCGTTTAGCTACGAAAAACTTTAGCGTAAAAATAGCGTACATAAAGCATTCTTTGAGATAAGTTGCTTCCAGAAGTAACAATATCTAAAGAAAAATTATAGGTTCCAGGCCCACGATTTGGAATTAAATAGCTTCCAGAGGGGCTTACTTGTAATAATGTCGGATTTGTATTCCTTTTTAATACTTCTTGCGAATATACAATTTCTGCAAGTGAACCTGCTCCTTCACGCAATCTAATAAATCCAGTATATGAGTAAAAATTTGCTATATTATCTGAGCCAAAGTCCATTCTACAAAATCCTGTAAGTTCTATAGTCGAGGTAGTTGTTAAAGTGACTGTGATGTTAAATGTAACTATATTTGTTGCACCACCGGGAATAGTAACTGGTTCGGTCTCAATTACTCTGTTAGTAGTAAGTAATGTTGGTGGCCCAGTCGGTCCTTGAGGCCCTTGGATTCCTTGAATGCCCTGAGGTCCAGTCGGCCCTTGAGGTCCTTGGATCCCTTGAATGCCCTGAGGTCCAGTCGGCCCTTGAGGTCCTTGGATCCCTTGAATGCCTTGAGGCCCTTGAGGCCCCGTTTCCCCTTGAGGCCCTTGGATCCCTTGAATGCCTTGAGGCCCTTGAGGCCCAGTCGGCCCTTCAGGTCCAAGCATTCCTTGGATACCTTGAGGTCCTTGAGGTCCGGTTTCTCCTTGAGGCCCTTGGATCCCTTGAATGCCTTGAGGTCCAGTCGGCCCTTGAGGCCCAGTCGGCCCTTGAGGTCCAAGCATTCCTTGGATACCTTGAGGTCCTTGAGGTCCGGTTTCTCCTTGAGGCCCTTGGATTCCTTGAATGCCTTGAGGTCCAGTCGGCCCTTGAGGTCCAGTCGGCCCTTCAGGTCCAAGCATTCCTTGGATGCCTTGGGGTCCTTGAGGCCCAGTCGGCCCTTGAGGTCCAAGTATTCCTTGGATACCTTGAGGTCCTTGAGGCCCGGTTTCTCCTTGAGGCCCTTGGATCCCTTGAATGCCTTGGGGCCCTTGGGGCCCAGTCGGCCCTTGAGGTCCTTGGATCCCTTGAATGCCCTGAGGCCCTTGAGGTCCGGTTTCTCCTTGAGGTCCTTGGATTCCTTGAGGCCCAGTCGGCCCAGTCGGCCCAGGTGGTCCGCCAGAGGGTCCAGTGGGTCCAGTCGGCCCAGGTGGCCCGCCAGAGGGTCCAGAGGGTCCAGTCGGTCCGGTGGGTCCAGTCGGTCCGGTCGGTAATGTAAATGTTGGAACGGGTGGTAATGTAGGACCAATAGCACTTGGATCTAATGCAGCTCCATGTAAGATTTCATACGAATCAGATTGATTTTCATTTGACATAATTCACCTCCAAAAGTCAACTCTTTATTAGTAAATGAAATATGTAGATGAAATATGAAATTTAGTAGGAAAATAATTACGATGAAATTAAAAACTTAATAAAATAGTTATTTTAGAGAAAGGGAGTCGAAAGGATGAAAACATATAATGTGACTTTCACAGAATTAAAAGTATATGAGGCTGTTGTTGAAGCTGAGTCAACAGAAAAAGTTATCGATGCGATTAAACGTTTAAAAAGAACTGAGGATGATTTGATAGACAAAGGGGTCATCGTAAATGAATTTAGCGAGATAAATGTTAATGAAGAACAAAAGTTCGGATAAATTAGCTTCTCAGATTGTTCATTTTGAGGTGGAAAAAACTTTCTGAATATCATAAAACCTTATTAATGGAAAAGCTCTTATTCGAGCGTACAAGCCTGTTATACACGTTGCGTGTGAATTGGAATGAATTTATTAAGAAAGGGAGTATAAAAAATGAGAACTGGGAAGAAAAAACATGTTAAAAGAGCCATTTTGAATCGTCAAAAGGAAATCGATAAAGAACGGACTGCTGCAGCTTGGAGAAATATTTTTGTAAAATCAGGAATCATAAAATAAAAAGAGGAAAAGCAACTCGTTGAGGACAAGTCACTTTTCCAGATGGCAATGTAAATCCATTATAGCAAAACATATGTACAAGTTGTGATAATAAACAACAAGACATTTTGACACCTATCGACAATCGGAAATGTGGTTGTTGATCTGGAAATATGAAAGTAGGTGAATCATCATTTGTTTAACTGGCTGAGAGATTACCAAAAGTTAGAAGAGGACATAGCCTATCTGGAATACAACTTAGATAAGACAAAAGCTGAATTAAGACGCTGGGTCAGTGGTGATTTGAGAGAAATACGTTTAACGGCAGAATCTGAAGGTGCAAAAGTTGAAAACCGCATTGAAGCGATTGAATACGAATTAGCACATAAGATGAACGATATGTATAAATTAGAAAAGTTAATTAGTAAGTTTAGAGGTTTAGAAAATCAAATAATTAAATTGAAGTATGTGGATGGTATGACGTTAGAAGAAATAGCAGAGGTAGTAAATTATAGCTCTAGTCACATCAAAAAGAAACATGCTGAATTAAGGAGATTGATTCAGTTTATTGAAAAAGAAGGTAACATGTAATTTTTAAAGGACAAGGAAGTGGTGATAATAGTGTTATTAATTTTGTAGAAAAGCGGTTTATAAAGTTACATTTATTTAAGATTTGTAGGAGACAAAACTAAACAAAGGTGTAGCTATTAGTTTACACCTTTGTTTAGTTTGATAATATTTGACCAATCTAAGTAACGAATTAACTTTGATTAACTCCAGTTAGTACTTTGAGACACACGATCCACATATAACCTACTGGTTTGTAGTTTAACTCCAAATCTTTCTGCGCAAAGTTGCATTAATTGTAAATAGTACTTAGTGGCTGGTCTAAATGCTTTAGATGCTTCTTGGAGGGCAGCAAAAGGAGCTTGGGCTGGATTTCCAGCTAATAAAGCACCAGCAGCACCTGCTATAGCAGCGCGTTGTATAAAATCTCTAGCTAAGTTAACGGCGTTATCATGGCATTGTTTTATTTGTTGTTGATAATTACCTACTGTAGTGGCTGGTATGTGCACAACTAAATAAAAGCTATATTTAGTTGTTCTTCTCAGTGCTTTCCAACAAGGATAAGTGTATGTTTTTTTACATTTTTTAAGGGGGTTTGTAGGACAGGGAAACCATGTCCAGCCTTCACAATTTTCCCAAGACATCTTTACTTCTGGAACATCAAATGGTAAGTCAAAAAGTTTTTGGCGAAATATTAGCTCATTACCTTGAGCTATTACATCTGCTGCAAAGGCATGGGGTTGATCTATAAGCATTGCAGGAGTTATTGTTGGGGCAACAACGGGTGGTTCTGGTGGTGGGGTAGTTGGTTGTGGATCCCTAAAATAGAATTCATCGAAATTTTGGGTATCTTGATAATACATAGACAGTAAAAACCTCCTTATAATTTATAAGTTACCTTATTCTAGATAAACCTAATTAGATGCTTGGTTTATAAAAAAAGGTTTATTATAGAAAATATTTAGGGTTTAATATGAATTATAAAAAGAAGGGGTATCATTTAGGTTCACTCCTAAAATGAATCGAAACGGTTGAAAAAATGATTTATATTGATAGCATACAATTTTAGCAGAAGGGCAACTGGTACATGGTTGCTCTTTTTGTCGATAAATGACGAAAGATTAATAAAGGGAAATTCATTATTTTGTCGAATTGATTATGATTGTGCATAAAAAAGGAGGCAAAATAATGTTCGAAGAATTAAACGGTGTATTTACAGATGTAATAAGGCTAGCTCGTGATCATAGGGTTTACTATGAGAAATATGGAATGAAAAGTGTAACAACAACTCCTGACGGGTTCAGGAAGCGAGAAGAGTTTGAAAACTCATCGGAAGGAAAGGAATTATCAAGAAGAGAAAAAGAATTAGATGCATATTTAAGTGGCTTGGATTTTGAGGTAATAAAAACACTTCAAGTCATCATGTACCTTGGAATAACTAGAGATTACGATAAACAGGATAATCCAGAGGAAATTTATCATAAAGAGAGAGAAGCCGCTGATTCTCAAGGCTGGGATCCAAAAGATTTAGAAATCTATCAAATGACTGGGAAACTAACTTTAGATCAAGACTTACAAAATGGATTGCGTATTTTAGGTATACGCTGATAAATACAAAACAAAGAAGCATTCCTTATGGAGTGCTTTTTATTTTGGAGGGAATGAGTAATGGATACTAAAAAACTATTGATGCAACTTAAAAAGTTAGAAAGAAAAGTAGTACAGGTAGAAACGAAGGTAGCTGAATTAAAACAAACATCTATACAAAAAGGTGATGAAATAAAATTGGTGTATCCGCATTTAGGGATACAAGGCGAATATTTAGTGGAGAAAATTGATAATGGTGTGTTGGAATTGGTAGCAAAAGAAACAATGAAAAAGATTCAGGAGTGATTAGAATTGAAGAAACTATCTAAACAAGAACTAGCAGCTGTAATGACGCATTGTATTTCAACGCTTGGTGAGCAGATTGTTAATGAGCATATTAATCCCCAGAAGTTGGCACAAGCAAGTGCAATCCATAACAATCTCTTTGACAATACAACTCCTAAAGAACGTAGAGAAGCGACAATCAGTTTACTAGGGAAAGCGATTGACGAGTTTTTAGAGAGTAAGGAGTGAAATTTATGAATGACGATTTACAAAAGAAAATCGTTGCTCTTGATTTACTCCCTATAGATGAATCAATATATGTCAGGTATCTTAAAGTTCGGGAAGATATAGGATTAGATACAAGACGTTTCACACATTACAAAATGTATAAACATGTTTTTATGCCATACTCAAATGACTATCTTATTGGAACTTCATTAGAAGAATTATTGAAGAAGGATAAAGAAAACTACAAACAGTTTTGTCCTTCTTTTTTGTGCGGTTAAAAGATAAGTATTTTATCTGGAAGTTCAAACGAACATTAAAGAAATTAAAAAAGGAATATGAAAAGGAGAATAACTGAATGAACGGATTTAATAAAATCGTTAACGATATGCAAAATGAACAAGTAGGAAATGCAATGTTAGATTTCGCTTTGGCTGCAAAAATGATGTTTGCTGCCTTTACACAGTTTAAAGAAGCTGGATTTAACGAAGAGCAGTCATTTGAATTAACATGTGAGATATTAATTGATTCATCAAGTAAGAATCAATAGATCAATGAGGTGAAAGAGAATGCAAGTTTATTGCTCTGAGTGTGATAAAAGTTATGACATGCAGCCGCAAGTAACACAACTTCCTAATCGTATTGAGAAGTGTTCCTTTATTTGTCCTCATTGTAATCATGAACATGTAGCTGCGTATGTGAATGATAAGATTCGTAAGTATCAAGCAGATATAGCAAAGTGTCATGAGCGGATTAATAAAAAGAATCTTGCTATTGAAGATGAAATGAAACGGTTAAGGAATAGGTTTGAAAGGAGAAAAAGTGCCAAGTGATGGTGCTTTTTATTTTGGAGGAGGATTCACAAAATGGCTAATAACAAATTAATTATTGAAGTAACTGCGGATACAACTGAAGCATTAGAGGGAATCAAAGAAGTAACTCAGGCAGCTAACGAATGTACAGATGCGTTGGAGAAATTAGAAAAGATTATGGATAAGTTTACAAATAGAAGTGATACAGTGGGACTTTATTGTGAAGGTAAATTGTTATCGAAGTCTACAGTTAATCATACAGCTGATTCAATTCAATGTCGCATAATCAAGGGAGAAGAGCTTGGAGGAAGTGAACGCTGATGAAGAAACCGCTCAGACCATGCTGCGAATTTCATTGTTATAATCTCACACGTGAAAGATATTGTGAGGAACATAGATACAAAGAGAAGGAAACACAGCAGGATAAGAATAGATACTATGATCGATTCAAACGGGACAAAGAGAGCACGGCTTTCTATAGGTCAAAGGCATGGGAAAGGTTAAGAGAACAGGCACTAATGAGAGATAAAGGTTTGTGCCTACATTGTAAGAACAACAGAAAGATTAAAGTTGCAGATATGGTTGACCATATCATTCCAATAAAAGTTAATCCAAGTTTAAAATTAAAATTAGAAAACTTACAATCACTCTGTAATCCATGTCACAACAGAAAAACAGCAGAAGACAAAAAGAAATACGGGTAGGGGTGGGTCAAAAAACATTCAGGACGGTCTTCCCGTACCGCCGCCCCCTCAACATCGCAGAAAAATCCGTTTTTGCATATTTTTTTAAGGGGGTGTAATCATGGCTGGAAGAAATAAACAACCACTCTCTGTTATACAGGGAAAAGGTAGATCAAATCACATTACAAAAAGTGAGAAAAACAGACGAGAAAAACAAGAAGAAGCATTACGAGGGCATACTGATAAAATTGAAGCTCCTTCTTATTTGACCGCAGCACAAAAAAAGGAATTCGATGCTTTAGCTGCTGAATTAGTCAGATTGAAAATTTTCAGTAACTTAGATGTAGACAGTTTGGCAAGGTACGTTGATTCTAAAGACCAGTATATAAAAATGGTTCGTCTGCTAAGAAAAACAAAAGCTTCAGATGACTTTAAATTGTATTCTCAAATGCAAAGAAGTAAAAATCTTTTATTTAATGAATGCCGTTCTTCAGCTAGTGATTTGGGTTTGACCATTACATCCCGCTTAAAATTAGTTATTCCAGAAGCAGATACTTCACAACAAAAGCAAAGTGAAGCGCAAAAGCGTTTTGGTGATCGTATATGAACTGGATAATGGAACGGGTTTTTGCATATTGCGAGGATATTTTAAGTGGCAAAATAAATAGTTGTAAAAAACATCGTTGGGCCATCGAACGATTTATAAGGGATTATGAGGAGTGTCAAAGTGAAGACAGTCCTTTTTATTTTGATGGAGAGATAGCGGAGGATTTTTACTGGTTTGCAAAGGAATTTAAGCATGTTGAAGGGATTTTGGCAGGTGAATCCGTAGAATTAACTGATTTTCAATTGTTTCTAGCGGCTAATATATTCGGATTCAAAAAGAAAATAAATGGAGCTAGGCGATTTAGAAAGGCTTTTATTCAGTTAGCGCGTAAAAATGCTAAATCTCAGTTTCTTGCTATTGTAGCAGCTTTTTGTACATTTCTTGGAGATGAAAAACAACGTGCTTATATTGCCGGATGGACAAGAGACCAATCATCTGAAGTTTATGAAGCTGTAAAAACAGGGATTAGTTCTAGTGAATTGTTAGAAGGGAAATGGAAAGAAGCTTATAGTACCATTGAAATATTTAAGAATGGTTCAGTGGTAGTCCCACTTTCAAAAGAAGCTAGAAAAACTGGCGATGGTAAAAACCCGTCTCTTGGAATTGTCGATGAATATCATGCACATGAAACTGATGAAATTTATGACGTTTTATCGTCTGGTATGGTGGCAAGGAAAGAGCCGTTAATGTTTATCATAACAACAGCTGGTTTCGACTTATCAAGACCTTGTTATAGAGAGTATGAGTATGTCAGTGACATCTTAGACCCGTCAAAAAATGTAGAAAATGATGATTATTTCGTTATGATCTGTGAATTGGAAAAGAACGATGATATCAAAGATGAGTCGAATTGGATAAAAGCAAACCCAATCGTAGCTACATATGAAGAAGGTTTGGAAGGTATACGTTCAGATTTGAAAGTTGCTCTTGATAGACCTGAAAAGATGAGGGCCTTTTTAACCAAAAACATGAATATTTGGGTCGATAAAAAGGACAACGGATACATGGATATGTCAAAATGGCAAAAATGTGAAGTAGATAACCTTGATTTTTCAGGTGCAACTCTTTGGATAGGTGGCGACTTATCAATGACAACGGATTTAACCAGTGTCGGTTGGGTTGGAATGGACGATGAAGGTGATTTTATTGTTGGACAACATTCATTTATGCCTGAAGCACGTTTGAAAGAAAAGATGGCTATAGATAAGGTGCGTTATGATTTATGGGCCGAACAAGGATATTTGACTTTAACGCCCGGTGAAATGGTTGATTATACAATTGTTGAGTCTTGGATAGAAAACTTTTCAAAAGACAAAGAAATTCAAGAGTTTGATTACGATAAATGGAATGCGTTACATCTAGCGCAAAATTTAGAGAATAAAGGGTTCGTTTGTGTAGAAATCCCTCAAAGGATTGCTAATTTATCCATTCCAACTAAAACTTTTCGAGAAAAAGTATACGAAAAGAAAGTTAAACATAATGGAGATCCAGTCCTTTTTTGGGCGCTTAATAATGCTGTTGTTAAAATGGATGATCAGGAAAACATTATGATTTCGAAAAAAATAAGTAAAAATCGTATTGATCCAGCAGCAGCGGTATTAAATGCGTTTGCTAGGGCTATGTATGGAGCGAGTGTTAGGTTTGACGTATCTGAATTTGCCAATAAAGACTTTCTAGGCAAGTTATGGAACTAGGGAGGGGGTGAACATGTGAAGATAGTGGATTCTGTTAAAAAGTTCTTTAATTTTGAAAAACGCCAAACGTCGCAGGTAATAGAGTTGAATAAAGACGATGAAAAATTATTAGAATGGCTAGGGATTTCTCCAAGTACTATTAGCGTTAAAGGAAAAAATGCTTTAAAAGTTGCTACAGTCTTTGCTTGTATCAAAATACTATCTGAATCCGTATCAAAGTTACCATTGAAAATTTATCAGGAAGATGAATATGGAATCCAACGCGGTACAAAGCATTATCTCAACAATTTACTGAGACTAAGGCCTAACCCGTATATGTCCAGCATGAACTTTTTCGGATCATTAGAAGCGCAAAAAAATTTATATGGCAATAGCTACGCTAACATAGAGTTTGATAGAAAAGGTAAAGTCCAAGCGTTATGGCCGATAGATGCTTCTAAAGTGACAGTATACATTGATGACGTTGGTTTATTAAATTCCAAAACTAAAATGTGGTATGTAGTAAATACGGGTGGACAACAAAGAGTGTTAAAGCCAGAAGAGATACTGCACTTTAAAAACGGAATAACTCTTGATGGTCTTGTCGGTGTTCCTACAATGGAGTATTTAAAGTCTACATTAGAAAATTCAGCTTCAGCTGATAAATTCATAAATAACTTTTACAAACAAGGGTTACAGGTAAAGGGATTAGTTCAATATGTCGGTGATTTAAATGAAGATGCGAAAAAGGTTTTCCGAGAAAATTTCGAATCAATGTCTAGCGGTCTTCAAAATAGCCATCGTATTGCATTAATGCCAGTAGGATATCAATTTCAACCTATTTCATTAAATATGTCAGATGCTCAATTTCTCGAAAATACCGAACTTACTATTAGGCAAATCGCTACTGCATTCGGCATTAAAATGCATCAATTAAACGATTTGAGTAAAGCGACTTTAAATAATATTGAGCAGCAGCAACAACAATTCTATACCGATACATTACAAGCGACTTTAACAATGTATGAGCAAGAAATGACGTATAAGCTATTTTTAGACAGTGAGTTGGATAAGGGGTTTTATTCAAAATTCAATGTAGACGCTATTTTAAGAGCGGATATCAAAACGAGATATGAAGCTTACAGAACGGGTATTCAAGGCGGTTTCCTTAAACCTAACGAAGCTAGAAGTAAAGAAGATTTACCACCAGAAGCTGGTGGGGATCGTTTACTTGTTAATGGAAATATGTTGCCGATTGATATGGCTGGACAGGCATATTTGAAGGGAGGTGATACTAATGGAGAAGTCAGCAAAGAAGGAAATGAAGGAAATTAGAGCTTTGCCAATGACTATTGAAGTCCGTGAAGTTAATGAGGACGAGGGAAAACGAACAATTTCGGGATCGATAAAATATAACAATGAAAGTGCCGAAATGCGTGACTGGTGGGGCGATACTTTCGTAGAAGAGATTGCTGAGGGAGCTTTTGATGAAAGTTTAAAAGTTCGTGATGTTGTAGGTATATGGTCTCACGACACATCTCAAGTATTAGGAAATACTAAAAGTAAAACTTTACGAATCGAAAATGACAAGAAAGAATTACGATTTGAATTAGATATTCCTAATACAACTGTTGGGAATGACGCATGGGAATTAATTAAGCGTGGCGATGTTGATGGAGTTTCTTTTGGGATGAAGGTTACAAAAGACAAATGGTCATCGGAAGAACGTGAAGATGGAAAGCTTTATAAGCGTTCGATTTTAAATGCTGAACTATATGAAATATCACCGGTTGCATTCCCTGCATATCCAACGAATGAAGTAAGTGTACGTTCATTGGATGATTTTAAAGCTGGAGAAAAACGAGTAGCTGATGAGTTTAGGAAAAGAAAACTACAAATCGAACTAGAGCTTATATAAGGCTCTTTTTTTATTGATACATTTAAGGAGTGATTTGAATGTCAAAAGAATTACGTGAATTATTAGCTAAGTTAGAAGGGAAAAAGGAAGAAGTGCGCTCTCTTATGGGAGAAGATAAAGTGGCAGAAGCAGAACAAATGATGGAAGAAGTGCGATCACTTCAGAAAAAAATTGATTTACAACGCTCATTAGATGAAGCAGAAACGGAAGAACGAAATAATGGAAGAGAAGTTGAAACACGTAATGTAGATGGTGAAATGGAATACCGCGATGTGTTTATGAAAGCATTACGCAATAAACCATTAAATGCTGAAGAACGTGAATTTCTTGAGGATGATTTAGAAAAACGCGCAATGTCTGGATTAACTGGGGAAGATGGAGGGCTTGTTATCCCTCAAGATATTCAAACAAAAATCAATGAATTATCTCGTTCTTTTGATGCACTTGAGCAATATGTGACTGTTGAGCCAGTGCGTACACGTTCAGGATCAAGAGTGTTAGAGAAAAATTCAGAAATGATTCCGTTTGTTGAAATCACTGAAATGGGCGAAATTCCAGAAACTGATAACCCGAAATTCTCAAATGTACAATATGCAGTGAAGGACAGAGCGGGTATTTTACCGTTATCTCGTTCATTGCTTCAAGATAGTGATCAAAACATCCTAAAGTATGTAATTAACTGGTTAGGTAAAAAATCTAAGGTTACACGTAATGTGTTAATCTTGAACGTAATCGAAAAGTTAACAAAGCAAGCAATCAAATCTCTGGATGACATTAAAGATGTATTAAATGTTAAATTAGACCCAGCGATTTCACCGAATGCAATTTTACTTACAAATCAAGATGGGTTTAATTACTTAGACAAATTAAAAGATAAAGATGGAAAATATATTTTACAGTCAGACCCAACGCAAAAAAACAAAAAACTATTTGCTGGTACTAATCCAGTCGTTGTTGTTTCAAATCGTTTTTTAAAAACAAAGGGAACTACAAATAAAAAAGCTCCACTTATTATCGGGGATTTAAAGGAAGCTATTGTTTTATTTAAACGTGAAGATATGGAACTAGCTTCTACAGATGTAGGTGGTAAAGCATTCACTCGTAATACATTAGATTTACGTGCAATTCAACGTGATGATGTACAAATGTGGGATAATGAATCAGCAGTTTACGGAGAAATCGATTTAAGCGCTCCTGTTGAACAACCTCAAGGGTAAACTAGGGAGGCATTTGAATGCTTGTTACCTTAGAAGAAGCTAAAGAATGGATTCGAGTGGATGGGGACGACGACCAAACTATCACTATGTTAATTAAAGCGGCTGAATTATATATTTACAAAGCAACTGGCAAAACATTCACTCAAACAAATGAAGATGCTAAGTTGCTTTGTTTATTTTTGGTTGCCGATTGGTATGAAAACCGACTACTTGTAGGAGAAAAAGCCAGTGAAAAAATCAGAACCATTATTCAGAGTATGATATTACAGCTCCAATATGCTCCAGAGCCTCAGGAGGAAAGAAAATGAATCCTGCAAAATTAGATAAACGGCTTACATTTCAAGTAAAAGATGAAAATGCAAGAGGGCCTGACGGTGATCCGATAGATGGATATAAAGATGATTTTACCGTATGGGGCTCTTTCGTTTATTTAAAGGGAAGGAAATACTTTGAGGCCGCCGCCGCAAATAGTGAAGTTCAAGGAGAAACAGAAATTAGATATCGAGATGATGTAAGTGCAGATATGAAAATTAAGTATAAAAACATGATTTATGATATTGTTTCGGTTATTCCAATTCAAAAACATACTTTATTGATCATGTGGAAACGTGGTGGAATGAATGGCTGATGGTATAGATTTACTAGGATTTGATCGCTTAGTTACTGAATTAGACCAAATGGGGTTACGTGGAGAGAAAATTGAAGATAAAGCTCTTGCAGCTGGTGGTGAACCTATTCGTAAAGCCATTGCAGAACGAGCGCCAAGAAGCCCAAGCCCTAAAAAACGATCTAAAAGTGAGCCGTGGCGTACAGGGCAACATGGTGCAGACCAGATAAAGGTAACAAAGGCTAAACTTGAAGGTGGAATAAAAACAGTAAAAATAGGTCTTAATAAAGCGGATCGTTCCCCGTGGTTCTATTTAAAGTTCCATGAATGGGGTACATCTAAAATGCCAGCACATCCATTTATAGAGCCGGGTTTTAATGCTTCAAAAGCGGAAGCTGTACGTGCTATGACAGATATTTTGAAGAACGAAATGAGGTTGAATCTTTGATAAATCTAAGACCTGATATTTTACAAGCTCTTGAGAATGATCAAGAGCTTGTTTCATTGTTAGGTGGAAAACGAATTTATTACCGTAAAGCAAAGAAAGCAGAAGAGTTTCCGCGAATTACGTATTTTGAATTAGATAATAGGCCAGATGGATTTGCAGATAATCAAGAGATTGAAAGTGAAATCTTGTTTCAAGTTGATGTTTGGGCGAAGAGTAGTACAACGGCAATCCATCAAAAAGTGAATGAAATCATGAAAAGAATCGGATTCTCACGTTATGCGGTTGCTGATTTATATGAGGATGATACAAAAATTTTTCATTATGCGATGCGATTCGCAAAAGGAGTGGAGTTATAGATGGCTGGAGAAGTTATTAAAATTAGTTCGACTGTCGGTGTGGATAGCCTAGTTTATGCAAAGTCATTGAAAGATGATGCAACAGGTGTTGACTATAGTACGGTTAAAAAAATGGAAGGTGCAGTAAAGGTCAAAACATCTAAAAAAGTAGCTACTGAGATTATGTGGAGCGACAATAAAAAATCGGAAATTGCTGAGTCTGATGGTGAGGTTGAGGTAGAAATCGAAGTTCGAGGTCTGTCATTATCAACAAAGGCAGATATTGAGGGATTCCCAGAAGTTACAGATGGTGTATTAGATGAAAAGCGAGAGGGCGAAAAGCCGTATTTAGCAATTGGATGGCGTTTTTTAAAAGCTAACGGAAAATATCGATATGTTTGGTTATTGAAAGGGAAGCTTTCTCAAGAAGAGGAAGAAGCTGAAACTAAAAAAGATAAGCCAAACTTCCAAACAACAAAATTAAAAGGTTCATTCATCGAACGTGATTTTGATGATAGAACTAAATTTACAGCGGATGAAGATGAACCTACGTTTACAAAAGCTATTGGAGATAATTGGTTTAAAAAGGTATATGAGAAACCTGTGGCTCAACCACCAGCAGGAAAGTAAGAGGGAGCAAAAGCTCTCTCTTTTTTATTAAATTTAGGAGGGAAAAACTATGAAATTAACATTAATGATTAATAAAGAAAAACAAACTTTTAATATGCCAGAATTTATTCCAGCCCGCCTTATTCGTCAGGCTCCTGAACTTGCTGAAATTCCAAATAATCCTGGTCCAGAAGATATGGATAAAATGGTTCAATTCGTAGTGAAAGTTTATGATGGTCAATTTACATTAGATCAGTATTGGGATGGTGTTGATGCCCGTAAATTTTTATCGACAACTTCAGATGTAATTAACGCAATTATAAATGAAACAGTGGAAGCAGCAGGGGGTAGTACTGGATCAGGAGAAGAAGAAAACCCAAACGCATAGAGGGAGGAGGGCTAACGTTCAGTGAGTTTATGGACGAGCTCTACCTCTCTTTATTGCGACAAGGGTACAAACACCATCACATTGATAATGAGATGGATATTTGGCATTATTTGAGACTTAATCGAAAAATGCATGAAAACGGAAATGAAAATTACGAAGGCTCCAATTCAAATGAAATAGAAGTGCCAGCGGAAAACATTATTTAACGAGGGAGGTGAGATTATGGCGAATGAAATAAATAATCTAGTCGTTAGACTTTCCCTTGATAACGTAAATTTCAGACAAGGTATCTCGAATTCAGGTCGTGCAGTCAGGACGTTACAGAATGAGTTGAAATCTGTAAGTACAGGAATGGGTGGTTTTGCGAACGCTAGTCAGCAAACACAAGCAAAATTAAATACGCTCACCAGACTTATTGAAGCTCAAAAAGAAAAAGTTAAGGCATTGCGTCAAGCTTATGATCAGAATAAAGCTAAATTAGGAGAAAATGATGCTGCAACTCAGCGGTACGCTGCACAAGTTAATAAAGCTGTTGCAGATTTAAATAGATTCGAGAATGAACTTAAACAAGTGAATCGTCAAGCACAACAAACAGCACTGGATAAATTAAATAATTCATTGAAATCTTTACAAGCTGAATTCCAAGCGGTTACAACAGGGATGCATGGATACACCAATGCAACTGAACAGACGCGAGCGAAAATTGATGTTCTATCTCGGATGATAGATAAGCAAAAGGAGAAAATTAGGGAGCTTCAGTCAGCTTACAATCGCGCTAAAACCGAAGAAGGAGAAGCGAGTCAGTCAGCGCAACGTTACGCAGAACAAATTCATAGAGCCACTGCTGAATTAAATCGATTTGAACAAGGATTACGTCAGTCAAACCATGAACTCGAACAACAAGGGAATCGATTACTAAATTTCGGGAATCGTATGGAAACGCTGGGTAATCATTTGCAAAACGCAGGAAGTCAAATCGGTATTGTTTTTGGTGGAATGACGTATGCAATAGGGCGTGGTTTAAAGGCGGCAATTACAGAATCAATGAACTTTGAACAACAAATGGCAAATGTTAAGGCTGTATCTGGTTCTACTGGGGAAGAAATGAAGAAATTAAGTGAATTAGCTGTCCACATGGGGGAAACAACGAAATACTCCAGTGTTCAAGCTGGTCAAGGGATTGAAGAATTAATTAAAGCTGGTGTTAGTTTAACGGATATTATTAATGGTGGATTAGAGGGAGCTCTTAATTTAGCGACAGCCGGTGAATTAGAGTTAGGGGAAGCGGCAGAGATTGCTTCTACTGCTCTAAATGCATTTAAAGCTGATCATCTTTCAGTTGCGGATGCAGCCAATATTCTATCAGGGGCGGCAAACGCATCGGCAACAGATGTACGTGAATTAAAGTACGGTCTTGCTGCTTCTTCAGCAGTAGCGGCAGGAGCAGGGATGACGTTTAAAGATACAGCTACGACTCTGGCAGTGTTTGCTCAAAATGGTCTAAAGGGATCAGATGCAGGAACGTCTTTAAAAACAATGCTAATGCGTTTAAATCCTTCAACAAAAGAAGCATATAACAAAATGAGAGATTTAGGACTTATTACTTATAATGCACAGGCTGGTTTTGATTTCTTAGTTAAAAACGGTATTCAACCAGCTTCCAGAAATGTAGGGGATATAGAAGTAGCTTTAGAACAATATGTAATGAAAACAGAAGGTGTAACGAAATGGAATGATAAATGTGATACAACATTTCGTGAATTAGCAACCAGTTCAGCTTTCTTATCATCAAAATTCTATGATCAACAAGGGCATATTCAAAGTCTAGAAAATATTTCAGGGACACTTCATGAATCAATGAAAGATTTAACAGACCAACAACGAAGTATGGCTCTGGAAACATTATTTGGTTCCGATGCTGTACGTGGTGCGACTATCTTGTTTAAAGAAGGCGCCAAAGGTGTCAATGAGATGTGGGATTCCATGTCTAAAGTTACAGCAGCTGATGTTGCAGCTACCAAAATTGATACTTTAAAGGGACGACTTACATTACTAGATTCAGCGTTTTCTACAATGAAAAAGACAATTGGTGATGCACTAGCCCCAGTAGTTAGTGTTTTTGTTGCTGGCCTGCAAAAGCTTGTAGATGGATTCAATGCATTACCTGGTCCCGTACAGAAAGCAATTGCAATTACAGGAGGTATTGTTCTTGCTTTAACAGCGGTAGCCGCTGCAATTGGTGTAGTTTTAGCGGCAGTTGGAATGGTTATGTCAGGGATTGGAGCGCTAGCAACATCATTAGGAATTGCTGGTGGCGCTGCGGGTCTTGCTGGTGCTGCGGTTGGATTTTTAGGAAGTGCATTAGGAGTGCTTCTTGGGCCTGTTGGTTTAATAGCAGCCGCTCTTATTGGAACTGGAGTTGTTGCATATAAAGCATATCAAAAAGCAACAGAAGACAGTATCGCTTCAGTAGATCGCTTTGCTACAAATACAGCAGGAAAAGTAAGCTCCTCAACAAAGAAGGTTCTTGGTGAGTATTTCAAGCTGTCTGATGGTATTAGACAAAAGTTAACTGAAATTAGATTGAATCATGAAGTAATAACAGAAGAACAGTCGCAGAAGTTGATTGGTCAATATGATAAATTAGCTAATACAATCATTGAAAAAACCAATGCAAGACAGCAAAAAGAAATTGAAGGACTTAAAAAGTTCTTTGCTGATTCGTATGTATTAACCGCTGAAGAAGAGAATAAACGAATCGAACAGTTAAATCAGCACTATGAACAAGAAAAGCTAAAAACACAAGAAAAAGAAAATAAAATTAAAGAAATTCTACAAACAGCCGCTAGGGAAAATAGAGAATTAACAGCATCCGAGCGGATCTCGTTACAAGCATTACAGGATGAAATGGACAGAGTTGCTGTCGAACATATGTCTAAAAATCAAATGGAGCAAAAAGTTATTCTCGAAAATATGCGTGTGCAAGCTAGTGAAATTTCAGCTAGACAGGCAGCTGAAGTTGTAGAGAATAGCGCCAAAGCAAGAGATAAAGTTATTGAAGATGCGAAAAAGACACGTGACGAAAAAATTGCTGAGGCGATTCGTCAGCGTGATGAAAATAAAACAATTACAGCTGATGAAGCGAATGCAATCATTGCTGAGGCAAAACGTCAGTATGATAGTACAGTTTCTACTGCAAAAGATAAACATCAAGAAATTGTAAGTGAGGCAAAAGCGCAGGCGGGTGAACATGCAAATCAAGTAGATTGGGAAACGGGCCAAGTAAAATCGAAATATCAAGTTATGAAAGATGATGTTGTTCGAAAAATGAAAGAAATGTGGTCAGATGTTACCAATAAGTATGAAGATATGAAAACCTCTGCAAGTAATAAGGTAGAAGAAATAAAAAATACAGTTTCAAGGAAATTTGAAGAAAAGAAAAAAGCTGTTACAGATAAAATGCAAGAAATAAAGAACGGTATTGAAGAAAAATGGAATACAGTTGAAAAATTTTTCAGTTCTATAAATCTAAGTTCCATCGGTAAATCAATTATAGAAGGCCTTGAAAAAGGATTAGATAGCGCAACAGGGGGCTTGTATAGTAAAGCGAAAGAAATTGCAGGAGAGATTAAAAAGACCATTTCTGGAGCACTAGAAATTAACAGTCCATCTAAAGTGATGATTCCAGTCGGTAGCGCAGTTCCAGAAGGTGTTGGAGTTGGTATGGATAAGGGAAAACGGTTTGTTGTGGATGCAGCAAAAAATGTAGTCGGAACTGTTAAGAAACAAATGGGGAATATGCCATCTGTTTTTGATTTTGGATTCCAAACCAATCAATATAGTATCCCGCAAAATGCATTTAGCGATTTCAGCGGATATACGCGACCGCAATTATCTTATAACAATGCATCTATGGCAAAAACAATATTCCCAAATAGACCAGCTGGAGAACAAGAACTGAATTTAACTGTAAACATGACTAATGTTTTAGATGGAAAAGAGCTTGCAAACGGAAGTTACACCTATACTACAAAGCTTCAAGATCGTGAACAAAAAAGAAGAGCGGAATTTTAAGGGTGGTGAGCACGTTGGGGAAAATTAGTTTTACTTTTAATAATATTAGAAAAGATTATATTCAAATGCTAGTTGGAAGAAAACGTCCTTCATGGGCTCCAGTAAAAAGAAGATTAGTAAGAGTCCCTCATCGCGCAGGGGCTCTTTTACTTAATACAGAAACGGAGGAACGTCGTATTGAGGTTCCTCTTGTTATTAAAGCGAAGAAAGATATGGCGGATTTACAAAAGTTAAAAGAAGATTTAGCGGATTGGTTATATACAGAGCAACCCGCTGAACTGATTTTTGATGATGAGTTAGACAGGACTTATTTAGCATTAATTGATGGTTCTGTCGATTTAGACGAAATAGTCAATAGAGGTAGAGGAGTTATTACTTTTGTTTGTCCAATGCCGTATAAATTAGGGAAAACAAATACTCACAAATTTACGCAAGAGTGGTCTACAGAAACAACTTCTTATTTTACTAATAAAGGAAGTGTAGAAGCTCCAGCGTTAATTGAAATGACGGTGAAAAAACCAAGTACCTTTTTAGATGTATGGTTTGGAGAGTATCCGAATAATCGTGATTATTTCAGAATAGGCTACCCTCTGACCGTGGAAGAAACCACGGTACAAGAACGAGAAAGAGTCATGTGGGATGAAATGGTCACTCCTATAGGATGGACACCTGTTACTGGACAATTCGAGGAGATGAAAGGAACAGGTAGTTTTAAATCAAGAGATGGTCATGCACTATATTGTGAAGATTACGGAAAAGAGACAGGATTCTACGGTGCGATAGCCAAGAAAAACATTCCGGGCGGCCCATTACAAGATTTTGAAATGGAGGCATGGATGACTTTAAAGTCCAAAAATATTGGTGAAATGGGACGTGTTGAAGTTCTTCTTTTAGATGAAACGAGTAATGTGGTAGCCCGCATCAATATGAATGATCTATACGCAACTGCTGAAATTACAAGGGCGCATATGAAAATAGGAAATAGCGGAACACCCAATAGTTTTCGGAAATTAGTTGATACAAGTGGATATTATTCGACTACATTTAACCAATTTCGAGGGCGTTTGCGTATCGCTAGGCGGGGGAAGGTATGGTCTGTATATGTAGCTAAGTTTATAGATGGTACAGAAAAAGATGGTGCTTCGCTTGTAGAACGTTGGATTGATGAAACAGGAAATCCGATGACAGAACGTAAAATTGCACAAGTAATGATTGCGATTTGCAAGTGGGATAATCACGAGCCTGTTAAGGAAATACAAATTGATGATTTAAAAATTTGGAAGGTAAACAAAGTTCCATCTAATGCACAACCATATATCTTTGATACTGGAGATAAAATTGTTATCGATACTGAGAAAAGTCTTGTCACAATCAACGGGAAGAATGCAATCAATATAAAAGAAATCTTTAGTAATTTCCCTGTCGTAATACGTGGTGAAAATCGTATCGATATAATGCCGCCTGATGTAAATGCAACAATCAGTTATAGGGAGAGATATAGATGAGAACGCCAAGTGGGATTTTGCATATTGTGGATTTTAAAACAGATCAAATCGTCGCAGCTATCCAGCCAGAGGACTATTGGGATGACAAACGGCATTGGGAACTTAAAAATAATGTTGATATGTTGGATTTCACCGCTTTTGATGGAACAGACCATGCAGTTACGTTACAACAACAGAATCTTGTTTTAAAAGAAGTTCGCGATGGAAGAATCGTACCATATGTTATTACAGAGACTGAAAAAAATTCCTATACACGATCTATTACCACATATGCTTCAGGAGCTTGGATTCAAATTGCTAAATCAGGAATTATAAAACCACAACGGATAGAGAGTAAGACGGTTAATGAGTTTATTGATTTAGCGCTCTTAGGTATGAAGTGGCAACGCGGAATTACTGAATATGCTGGATTTCATACAATGACCATCGATGAATATATGGACCCACTCACTTTTTTAAAGAAGATTGCATCTTTATTTAAACTGGAAATTCGATATCGTGTTGAGATTAAAGGTTCAAGAATCATCGGTTGGTATGTAGACATGATTCAAAAACGTGGGCATGATACAGGCAAAGAAATAGAATTAGGAAAAGATTTAGTCGGAGTTACGCGTATTGAACATACACGTAATATTTGCACTGCTTTAGTTGGATTTGTAAAAGGTGAAGGTGACAAAGTAATCACTATCGAAAGCATTAATAAAGGTCTACCCTATATCGTAGATGCAGATGCGTTTCAAAGATGGAATGAACACGGACAACATAAATTCGGTTTTTATACACCAGAAACAGAAGAATTAGACATGACTCCAAAACGTCTACTGACACTTATGGAAATAGAATTGAAAAAGCGTGTCAATTCCTCAATCTCTTATGAAGTGGAAGCACAATCGATTGGTCGTATTTTCGGCCTAGAACACGAATTAATTAACGAAGGCGACACAATCAAAATTAAAGATACAGGGTTTACACCGGCATTATATCTTGAAGCGCGAGTAATAGCTGGAGATGAATCTTTTACAGATCCAACGCAAGATAAATATGAATTCGGCGATTATCGTGAGATAGTTAATCAAAATGAAGAATTAAGAAAGATTTACAATCGTATTCTTAGTTCGCTAGGCAATAAACAAGAAATGATAGATCAGCTAGATAAATTGGTTCAAGAAGCTAACGAAACAGCTAGTAATGCAAAGAAAGAATCAAAAGCAGCAAAAGCACTAGCTGAAAAAGTACAAGAGAATATTAAAAATAATACCGTTGAAATTATAGAATCCAAGAATCCACCAACAACAGGACTGAAACCTTTTAAAACGCTTTGGCGTGATATTAGTAGCGGAAAGCCCGGTATTTTAAAAATATGGACAGGTACAGCGTGGGAATCGGTTGTACCCGATGTTGAATCGGTTAAACAAGAAACACTTGAGCAGGTTAATAAAGATATTGAGTCTACAAAAACAGAGTTAAATCAAAAGGTTCAAGACGCGCAAAATCAAGCTACAGGACAATTCAATGAAGTACAGGAAGGTTTACAAGGTGTCAGCCGTACAATTTCTAATATCGAAAATAAACAAGGTGAAATCGATAAGAAAGTAACTAAGTTTGAACAAGATTCAAGTGGGTTTAAAACTTCTATCGAAACGTTAACGAAAAAAGATGGTGAGATTACTAATAAATTAAATACAGTCGAACAAACTGTAGAAGGTACAAAAAAGACTATTTCTGATGTGCAACAAACAACAAGTGAACTAAAGAAAACAACTACTGAAATAGAAGAGAAGGCTGGAAAAATCACCGAAAAGCTTACTAGTTTAGAGACAAGAGAAGTTAAAGTTCGAAACTATGCAATTAACTCGGATTTTTCGAATGATAAAAATGGATGGAACGGAATCACAAATGCGGTTACTACTAAAATTGTCGATGTTACAGTACCAAATGTTCCAGAAATCAAGAAAGGTCTGCAATTAACAAGCAATGGCGCTTTTGTCACTCAGATTTTACAAACAGAACCTTTTATAAATAAAAAAGGGGTAGCTTCCTGCTATGTGGATGTAAAAACGGTAACTTCTACATCTGAGTATCCACGTTTGTACATGCGGTTTACTTATGATCAAAACGGAAAAAATCAGAACTATTATGCTATTATTCCACAACAAGAGGTAACGAATGGTTGGAAACGGATTTCAGTTAAATTTGATACGACTAAATATACAGGTACTTTGAAAGAAGTCCGTGTAAATATAGCAACCGCTAATACAACAACTGTAGATGCAACGTTTACAGGAATAATGGTTACATTCGGTGACTTACTTGAACCTTGGAATCTCGCTCCAGAAGATGGGGTAACGCAAGGGGCTTTTCAATCTAAAACAACCGAGATTGAAAAAAGTGTGGACGGTGTAAAAACTACTGTATCTAAGGTGCAGGATAGTCAAGTTGGATTCGAAAAGCGTATGTCTACTGTGGAGCAAACTGCAAATGGATTATCTTCCACAGTGAGTGATTTAAACAATGTAGTATCAGATCAAGGAAAGAAACTTATTGAAGCTAATACAAAACTTGAACAGCAAGCAACGGCAATCAATGCAAAAGTTGAACTTAAACAAGTAGAGGATTATGTTGCTGGGTTTAAGATCCCTGAGTTGAAGCAAACAGTCACTCAGAATAAACAAGATTTATTAGATGAATTAGCCAACAAGCTTGCAACTGAGCAATTCAATCAAAAAATGACTTTGATTGATAATCGCTTTTCTATCAATGAACAGGGTATTAATGCTTCTGCTAAAAAGACAGAGGTATATACAAAAGAGCAAGCAAATGGGCAATTTGCCACATCATCTTATGTAAGAGATATGGAAACCCGTCTTCAGTTAACTGAAAAGGGCGTTAGCATATCTGTAAAAGAAAATGATGTAATCGCAGCCATTAACATGAGTAAAGAAAACATTAAGTTAAATGCTGCACGAATAGATTTAGTTGGTAAAGTTAATGCGGAGTGGATTAAAGCTGGATTGCTGAGCGGTTGCCAAATTCGAACATCAAATACAGATAACTACGTAAGCTTAGATGACCAATTTATACGTTTGTATGAAAAGGGGGTTGCTAGAGCGTTTCTTGGTCATTACAGAAAAGCAGATGGTTCCGTACAACCAACGTTCATTTTAGGTTCAGATGAAAAAACTAACGCTCCTGCAGGCACGTTATTTATGTCTCAAGCAGGTGCAGGATGGTCTGGGGCTTATGCGAGAATTGGTATTAGCGATAGTATAGAAAATAATGAAGTCCAAAGATCTGTGTATTGGGAAATGCAAAGAAACGGACTAAGTATTCTAAACGCTAATGATTACCATGTGTTTTATGCAGGGAATGGGAGTTGGTATTTCAGACGAGGAAAAACTGGATTATATCAAACTTCGTTAGTCGTTGAAGATAATAGTACAGAGTCTGATTTAAGATTACCTAATGTAACTATACGTAATAGCCGTGCATCAGGATATACAGGAGTTATCCAATTGAAATCATCTGTTACTCAAAATGGATGGGGTGCTGTTCAAGGGAATTTTATGACTCCTTCATTACGGGAGTATAAATCTAATATCCGTGATATTCCTTTTTCTGCCTTGGAAAAAATTAGAAGTCTTAAAATTAGAGAATTTAATTATAAGAATGCTGTAAACGAACTATACCGGATGAGAGAAGAGAAAAGTCCCAATGATCCACCATTGACAACAGAAGATATTAAAACATACTACGGTTTAATCGTAGATGAATGTGATGAAATGTTTGTGGATGAAAGTGGGAAAGGAATTCATTTGTACTCATACGCATCCATTGGAATTAAAGGTTTACAAGAAGTTGATGCAACAGTACAGGAACAGGAGGTAGAAATAGCAAATCTAAAATCACAAATAGCTAGTCAAGAAGATCGGATAGCCCGATTAGAAGAATTATTACTACAAAAATTAATAAATGAGAAACCAGAGCAGCCATAAGCTGGTCTTTTTTTATTGCCTAAAAAGGGGTGGTTAAGGTGGAAGGGTTACAAGAAGTAAGAAGTGATGTCCAAGAAATAAAGCAAGATATCAAGGATATTCGTCTGGAAATCAAGAGCTTAGAAATTCGAACGACAGGTAACGAAAAAGACATTATTAATATCAATAAACAATTAGACAAAATCAGTGCCAATACAACTTGGATTTTACGTTTAATTGTTGGGGGAATTATTGGAGCTGTTCTCACCCTCTTATTGAAAGGAGGTGGTATGTAATGGTTAGTTTTGCTGTAATAATTGGTGTTGTTGTTGGGTTATCGCAGATTGTAAAAACAATGGGATTACAAACAAAATATGTTCCGTTATTGAATTTAACGCTTGGCATTGTGCTAGGCGTTTTATTTTTGGGCGGGGACATCAAATCAAATGTATTTCAAGGGATCATCATTGGACTGTCAGCAAGTGGATTATTTGACCACACAAAAATTATAAAAAAGGATGCTGATGTAAAATGAAAAAAACGTTAAAACACATTTCTTCTGTAGTCTTTGCAGCTATTTTAGCGTTATCCATTACAACAAGTGCTGTTGCTGACAGAGTATTGATCATTCCTGATTTGCCGAAGCAAGGATATAGAAATGGGGTAGGAGCTTATGAAGGTGTAGTGGCGCATAGTACAGCGACTCCAGAAGCTCCAGCAATCAATATCCAACGTTATGAAACGCGTACTTGGAGAAGTGCATTTGTACATTATGCAGTTGACTGGGATGAAGTCATTCAAATTGCAGATACACGTTATATTGCGTATGGCGCTGGGCCAGCTGCTAACGCACGTTTTGTACACGTTGAACTTTGTGAGACTTCAGATTATAGCAAGTTTAAGCGAAGCTATGACAAGTATGTAAAATTACTAGCAAAAATTTTACGTGATCGTGGACTTTCAGTAGAAAAAGGATTATGGACACATGATGACGTAAGGAAATATCTTGGTGGAACAACTCACACGGATCCACTGGATTACCTAAAAAAACATGGTATATCTGAAGCTCAATTCCGAGCAGATGTAAAACGTGCTTATAATAACACGGGTATTTCTATTCCTGAACAACCTTCTAAACCAGCGGAAAAACCAACAGCCAATGTAGAAGGTGTAGCTTATATTGAAGGATATAATGTAAATCTACGCAAAGGCCCAGATGCAAGCTATTCTGTTATTCGTCAATTAAATAAACCTGAGGCTTATAAGGTTTGGGGAGAAAAGGACGGATGGCTAAATTTAGGTTGGAATCAGTGGGTAAAATATAATCAATCGTATATCAGATTTGAAAAGAAAGAAGCTGTAAGTCCAGTTGCTGGAAAACGTGTAGTGTCGAAAGTGAATAATCTCAGATTTTATAGCGCTCCATCGTGGGAAGATAAGTATGTTGCAGGTACTGTAGATGTGGGATTAGGCTTTACAATTGATGCAACGATAATGGTAAATGGTTCTCCACAATATAAAGTACACAATAGTAAAGGCACAACATACTATATTACAGCAAGTGAAGCCTACGTGTATGTGAAGTAAGATGAAAGAGGGATTCCTATATCTGTAGAATCCCTCTTTTTTTATTGTAAATAAATTCACAGTGTATCTGTACTTATTTCTTTCAATATCTCTTTAACAGTTTCAACATCAGCAAACATTGGCGCGAAATTTAACCTTCCGGGATTTTTCGTGAAATATCCTGCCAATTGTTTTAACGTAGATTTTACATCTTCGTATGGTAAATGTTTTTCAACATCGTAAAACTCTATTTCACCAAAACGCGCTTTGTAATATGATAATTTTTTTATTTCCATGTCTGTGTATTTAAAACCCAAATCATTTGATATTGTCGCTTTTGCTAAATCATTCAATAAATAGTAGCCGATCATTTGTAAATTATCTTTTTGTTTCAAGGATTTGTCTTTTGTTGTTTTAAAGTCATAAAGAACACCATCGATGTATATGTCTGCATCTGCACCACTAACTAAAAGTGAAGATACCCCAAAACTAGGATTAAATATTACGTTACTCTTTTCGTTAATAATCTCTGGAATCATGAATTTCTCTTCAAACAATTTCAACAAATTATCTAATTCGTTAATTACTTCGTCTGGGCTATTTTCGATGATAAAATAGTTACGCTCGATATTTTCTTTATTAATCCTAGCCCGAAATACTTGATCTAATTTAGCTAGCTTTACAGATATTTCGTATAAATCGGAAATTAACATTGAACCATCATTAATAAACACTAAGACTTTTTCTATCCATGACTCTAAAATTTCATATGGAATATCAATATATTTGTTTAATTTTTCAAAGCCTTTATAAGCCACCAAATCTCTTATTGCGGTTTCGTCTTTTAAAAATTGAGCAATTCTAAATCGGGCTAAATAGTCAAAAGCTGTTCCGACTAAACTTGAATTATGTATTTTAGATAAATTATATGGTACATGCATGTTATATTCTTCAGAGAAAGGTAACTTTCCACTTAATGTATAGTAAGCTTCTTTCTTTGGCTCGACATGTAGAAGTATGTCTTTAAACTCTTTATCTTTTTTATTTTTAGCATCTAATTTACTAGTTAACGACACCTGATATCCCTCTCTCTTTAGTTCTTATAAAATTAAAATGGAAACATATTAAATTCTAACATATAAATCCGGTAATATTTGAATTTACAGCAAAAAACCACCGTTTATTAGGTGGTTAATTTTATTTTTTCCATTCAACAAGGGTACGCTTATTACATCTATGACAAATAAAAGCTTCAGCTTTATGTACAACTGGTTGTTTTTTACTACAGTTAGGACATTTCACAAGTTGTTTCCCCAGTGCTTTATACATGAAAATAACTGAGAAAAACGCTAATCCGATAGCAGGTAAAATTCCGATGATAGTAAAGAATAATGCTCCTGAAACAAGCAGACCTAATATGCCAATTGAGAAGTATATAAATCTTTTTAATTGATTACCTGTAGAACTTTTCTTTTCTTGTAATTTTATAATGAAAGTTTCTCCATCTGTAGTCTTTCTTAATTCCACAAAATCCCCTCCATATATTAAATAAGCTGTGCTAATTAAAATAATATGAGAAGTGAAGTTTCATTTCTTATGTAAGTTCTTTTGAAACAACGGTACTGTTTAAATAAATTTTATCTACTTGTTCTTTGTTATATCCGTACAGGAGAGTTTCTTTATCATCGATGAATAAATAAGTGCCTACATTAAATCCTCTGCATCCAGCCATAAATTTCGGGAGTTTAGGAATAAAGCCAACTGCTTCAATATCCATCAAAATAAAGCGTACTGGAATTGCTTTTTTATTTTGCTGTACACCTTTTAACATATGACTCATAAATGAAAAAATTTGACTTCCCATATCTGGAATAAAGTCCTCTTGCTGCTGATCATAGTCTGTATACGTAAAATAAACAATAGTTTTACGCTTTAATAGTTGCAATAAATCTTGTTTAGAATTTGAATGCAAGTCGGTATAGGGAAGTAATAGTATTTCAAAGTCTTGATTATATTTTTGAGCAGATGTTTTTTGATACATAATTCCCTTGTAATCCAGTACAAATAAAGATTCTTCCTCAAAATTTTTGATGAAATCTTCTACTTCAACTAGTCCCTCTTCAGGGTGATAATAACCTTCAATTATTGTGTTCAATGTCTTAAATGGTGGTTTATTCATGGTGGTCACTCCTCGTCTTCCATCCATATATCTTCAATTTTCATATCGAGAGCTTTTGCTATACGCATAGCAACTCGTAATGTTGGTTCGCTTTTCCCTCTAACTATCATACTTAATGTTTGATCTGTTATGCCAGCTCTTTTTGCTAATGCAGATTGTTTAATCATTCTATCAGCTAAAATTATTTTTAATTTACACTCCATAAAATCCCTCCCTTTAAAACATTCAATCAATTTTTTGAAAAACCTTTTGATTTTTTTATTGTTGGACAAACAAGTTTTTGTTTTCTAGTTCATATACCTATATTACTTCCACTTAGAAGACTACAAGGAAGAAGAGACAACAAGAAGGGGGAGTTCTATATGCGTTGGCAGTATAATCATTTAAACACAACTCCATATCTACATCCTTCAAAAGAATTAAGAGATATGTACAATGAATCAAGATCAAGAACAGAAACTCAATCAATTTTAAATCACATGAGAAATCATAAAGTTTTTAATAACAAAGAGTACAAAGGATATTTTAGCTTATCACAGGTAGTTGAAGAGGATTTATATGGCGAGGAAGAAGATATTTTGAACTGGGAAATTCTAATGGATTGTTATGATGTCGTCCTTACAAGAAAAGGTATTACATTTCGTGAAAAGGAAGAGGAGGAACAAGCATGACTCTTGCTGGAGAAGCGATTATTATTTGGACGGCAACAGGGTTGTCAGTAGTTGCAATGAAGGCAGCAGAAAAAATGGGGAAAAGTGTTCCACATTGGCTTCCACGTGTCACTTTGTACACAACACTTACAGGCTCGTTTCTATACCTTCTACGTTATGTTCTCGTTTTATTTCTATGAAGGAATACGATGTGGAAACTTTTCATTCCTTATGTCATAAGGAGTTTAGCTTGTATGCACGTATTCCTTGAAACAGGGATATATACCCTCTATAAGAGGGATATAAGGAGTGATTTTATGCTGGAGTTGTTATCAGTACCATTCGCAGGTTTAATTTTCGCCATAGTTGGCGAAAGGCTCAAAGGAAGAGAGAGTGATCGAAAGAAAATACAAGTTTTTTTTGAAGTAAGCGGAATTGCGATACGTAGAGAGGACAAATTACAGTATCCAGTTTTTCTTGAACAAAAAGAAGATGATCGAAGTACAACTTATATATATCGGTTGCCTGTAGGAATGCCGAGTAAAATTATTCAAAAGGTCGAGGATGTTGTATCTGAAGGGCTAAGTAAACCTGTCCGAATTGATTATGATAATTACAAGCTAAATATTCGTGTGTTTTATAGGGATATACCAAAAAAATGGTCATGGTCTAAAGGTTTGGTTGCAGAAGGAAGCTGGTGTGTTCCAATGGGCCAAAGTTTAGAAAAACTTATCTATCATGATTTTGATAAAACACCACATATGACACTAGGTGGTCTGACACGGATGGGTAAAACCGTATTTTTAAAAAATGTAGTTACTTCTCTTACTTTAGCACAACCAGAACATATTAATTTATACATTATTGATTTAAAAGGTGGCTTGGAGTTTGGGCCGTATAAGAATTTAAAACAGGTAGTTTCTATTGCTGAAAAGCCCGCAGAAGCTTTTATGATATTAACTAATATTCTCAAGAAGATGGAAGAGAAAATGGAATATATGAAATGTAGACATTATACGAATGTTGTAGAAACAAATATTAAAGAACGTTATTTTATCATTGTGGATGAAGGTGCAGAACTTTGCCCAGATAAAAGTATGAAAAAAGAACAGCAAAGGTTATTAGGAGCGTGTCAACAAATGCTCTCTCATATAGCGCGCATAGGTGGTGCTTTAGGTTTTAGATTGATTTTTTGTACACAGTACCCGACAGGGGATACATTACCGCGCCAAGTAAAACAAAATAGTGATGCGAAATTAGGCTTTAGATTACCGACTCAAACAGCCTCAAGTGTTGTTATAGATGAAGCGGGATTAGAAACGATAAAAAGCATTCCCGGACGCGCGATTTTCAAAACCGATAGACTTACAGAAATACAAGTGCCTTACATTAGTAATGAGATGATGTGGGAGCATTTAAAAGGATATGAGGTGGAGAAACATGAGGATGCAAACGCATATGCAAATCAATCGTCAAATGACGATACTTGCGACGATTAGAAAGCTACAGTTTGCAACGAGAAGACATTTAATGAGTATTCATGAAATGGGTGGAATAAGAAATGCAAATCGAATTCTGAAAGACTTATCTATGTATACAAGTAAGGTAGTTTACAATAAAGAGCATGTATATTATTTAAACCAATCAGGACATAAATTGTTCGGTGAAGGGAAAGTTGTACATCATGGTAAAGTTGCACACGCTCTTTTACGTAATGAAGCTTGGTTACAATTATATTGCCCAGATGATTGGCAAGTGGAAACTGAAATTAAATATATAAAAGATAATAAAAAGAAAAAAATAATTCCAGATGTGAAATTCCGCGATGAGGACAGAATACTTCATGCTGTAGAAATAGATCGTACTCAGAAAATGATAGTAAACGATGAAAAATTTAAAAAATATGAAGAGTTAACGCAGATTTATAAACAGAAGCATAACGGGAAAGTGCCAGTTATTCATTTCTTTACAATCACAAAATATAGAGAAAAGAAATTAGAAGAACTGGCAAATAAATATAATGTGTTTGTAAAAGTATATGTAATCGCTACTACTTAATGATGAAAAAAGAGCTGATCATTTTCGAATGATTAGCTCTTTTTTATGTATTGTATTACGTCGTCTATTTTGTAAATTTTATCGATTCCTTTTTCTGAGGCGATGGAATTTAAAGCATCAATGATAGCTTCAAGCGAATCAAAACGAACAGCGTTAGCGTTACCATTCACCAGATCACTAATTGTATTGTATCTTACTTGGGATTCTGTAGATAACTTATTTTTCGTGATCCCCAATTCATCTAAAGAATTTCCGAGTGTGAATTTCATTTTATTCTCCTCCGCAGCACTGGTTATCTTGTACCCATTTTACAATAACAAACGGAAATAGTAAAACTTTTTTCGTTCAACTATTGACGTTGAATATTTAGAGAGTTATAATTCAACTTAAATAGTTGAACTTTTATAGTTGAACTCAAAAGGAGGAACGAACATGCAAAGATTAAATGATTATTTTGGTTTAGAAAGCAAATCGGATCTTGTATGGTTTTATGGTTTCTACACAATTTCTACGATTTTAATTGTAATTAATATGATTATTGTACTTATATAAATGGGAGGTAAGGAGATGCTTAGGTCAGCAAATTATACACAATACAAAGAATTACAATCATTCCAATCAGTAGAAGAGATGAATGAAGCAATATGTTCTTTTTTATACAAACATACACATGAGTTATCCGAGTCAGCGATAAAAGTATTGAAATTTTTAGCAAGACATTCTTGTAAGATTCCCGGTGTATCTTTTCTGAAGGTAGGGACTATTGCCGCGGCATTAAGTATAAGTGATCGAACTGTTCGTAGGGTATTAAAAGTGTTAGAGGATTTTGAAATAGTATCTAGACATAAAACAATTCGAACAGAAGGAAAATTGCGTGGTGGGAATGGACATAACGTCTATGTCCTTTTAAAAAAATATAATGTCACACCGAATGTCCTACCGAAAATGTCACAGCGACAAGAAGAAGAAAACCCTACAGAATCAAAGGTTTTCGATACGAAATTGGATAAGGAAACTAAGCTTTCTGAATCACACCCTCTAGAAGAATTAAAAAACGAATTAAACGTAAAAGAAACGTCAACAAGGGAATCTAAAGAAATTAAATTAGAAGACTTAGATGAAACTTTTACACCAGAAAATGTATCAAGCCAATTCAGAGATGTGGTAGCTCCATTCTTCAAATCGGCAGATAAAATTTATAAGCTGTACCATCGAGTATTAATGGCATATAAACGTTCAAACATAGACAAGCCTATTGAACAAGTGATAAACCAAGCGATTCAAGCATTTAAAGAAACTATTTTCGCGGAAAAAGCAAATAAAATTAAAAATACTTTTGAAGGTTATTTTTATAGAATTGTTGAAAGTAAATTTGTAGTCGAGAGAAGGAAAGAATGTCGAGGATTATTGTTTGATTGGTTAAATGAATAACATAAAATTGCCCACAGGGAAAAGTTTATATATAATTTAATTATCATATTCTTAGTAAATAAGTGGGTGAAAACTTTGAAGTACGCTGTTTATGTACGAGTTTCAACGGATAGGGATGAGCAAGTTTCATCTGTTGAAAATCAGATTGATATTTGTCGCTATTGGTTAGAAAAAAACGGATATGAGTGGGATCCAAATGCAGTATATTTTGACGATGGTATTTCTGGTACAGCTTGGCTAGAACGTCATGCGATGCAACTGATATTAGAAAAGGCTAGACGAAACGAATTGGATACAGTTGTATTTAAATCTATACACCGTTTAGCAAGGGATCTAAGGGACGCATTAGAAATTAAAGAAATTCTAATAGGTCATGGAATACGCTTGGTTACAATTGAAGAAAATTACGATAGTTTATATGAAGGCGGTAATGATATTAAATTCGAAATGTTTGCTATGTTTGCTGCACAATTACCTAAAACGTTATCTGTATCAATTTCTGCTGCAATGCAAGCGAAAGCAAGAAGAGGAGAGGTCATTGGAAAACCGGGATTAGGTTATGATGTAATTGATAAAAGACTTGTTATTAATGAAAAAGAGGCTGAAGTCGTAAGGGAAATTTTTGACCTGTCGAAAAAAGGCTTCGGTTATAAGAAGATAGCCAGTATTTTAAATGATAAAGGTATATATACAAAATCCGGACAATTATGGTCGGATACTACTATAGCTAAGGTTTTAAAGAACCAAAAGTACAAAGGTGATCTAGTTTTAAATCGCTATAAAACAGTAAAAGTAGATGGAAGAAAGAAACGAATATACACTCCAAAAGACAGATTGACTATTATAGAAGATCATTATCCAGCGATTGTATCAAAAGAATTATGGAACGAGGTTAATAACAATAGGGTCAGTCAGAAGAAGGTAAAACAAAACATGAGAAATGAATTTAGAGGAATGATATTTTGTAATCATTGTGGTGGGTCAATTACAGTAAAGTATTCAGGGAAATGTTCTAAAAAAAATAAAAAAGAATGGGTATATCTGAAATGTAGTAATTTTCTACGATTCAATCAGTGTGTTAATTTTAACCCAATTTATTATGACGAGATACGGGAGATAATCATTTATAGATTGAAGCAGAAAGAAAAAGAATTAGAGATACATTTTAATCCAAAAATACATGAAAAAAGAGAAGCTAAATCCATAGAGATCAAGAAAGATATTAAGTTATTAAAAGCCAAAAAAGAGAAGCTAATCGATTTATATGTAGAAGGATTAATTGATAAAGACGTATTTTCGAAGCGTGATCTTAATTTCGAAAATGAAATTAAGGAGCAAGAATTAGAACTTCTTAAATTAATGGATCAAAATAAGAGAGTGAATGAGGAACAGCAAATAAAAAAAGCTTTTTCAATGCTTGATGAAGAGAAAGACATGCATGAGGTTTTTAAAATTCTAATTAAGAAAATCACACTAAGTAAGGATAAGTATGTGGAAATAGAATATACGTTTTCTTTATAG